TTTTCTAATCTGAAATCCTAACGAGGGGGGGTACGTGCAAATAAAAAGAAAAGCACACATAATAATATTTTTTTTTCAAAATTTTAGAGATTTTAGGTAGCGCCGGGCGCAAGCTCTTTGGGAGAGCGCGCCGGCTTAGGAAAGGTAAGGCGACGGTGTGATAAAAGGAGGACATACAATCGAGGTGATTGAAAAGGTCACACCGCCGCTAATATTATAATATTATAAAAGAGCGCTAATATTATTAATATTATAATACTATAATATTATAATACTAATATATTAATATATTAATAATATTATTCACATCCTTCAACCGACGTTTAAATTTATTAGTTTTTACCTATAACTGTCAACACCTTTTTTCTTGTATACCAAAATAACTATTTTTATATTATATCCATGGAAAACACAAGCCCAAGAGGTATTCTTGATTTAGGTCCAACGATTGATGAACTTAAGTCTTTATCAGATAAGTTTAAGGAAACAGGTGACTTTCATTATATGACAGAAATACTATTAATTATTGAAGAAATAGAATTACCTCTGCTAATTGATACTTTCGATGGGGAGTTCACCGCAGAGGCTTAATATGTACAAAAAGACCATAAAGGGAGTAGACTACCATATATACGAAAATGAAGATGAGTTTCGTAAGCATCACCGCAAAGAAGAGCTAAAAGACGACTGGAGAACTGCTGAAGAAGGGCAATGGGTAGTAAGTGACGATGGACAGGTTCTTACTATTCTACGTAAAGCGTTGATGTATAACGATAAGAAAGGTAAAAAGACCTACTACGTTAGAACCTTACTAGGTACATCTTTTGCTACAGAGGACCACAAACTAACAGGTAAGCCGCCAAAAGATATATATACTTTTAAAAAATACGATGAAAGCAAGTTTATTACCCAAAGAGAGAGATTGTTTGCTAAGATGATAGCACTGGGCAGGGAGCCAGTAGAAGCCTATTTAAATGTCTATAAGACCAATAACAGGGACTATGCACATAAAAGGACCAAAGTATTATTAAAACAAAAGAAGATAAGGACACTTGTGAATAAAGAAGTAGAAGAATTAATGAATGACCTTGGTATTACCAAGACATACTTATTAGAACAAGCAAAAGAAGTAGTAGACAAGAATGATGTACGAGACGCGGATAAATTGCGTGCCTTAGAGACATTGATGAAAATATCAGGTTTACTATCAACTGAAAAGAAAACAGACTCAGTAGCGTTAATACAAGAGTTCACCGGATTTTCCCGTGACAAGTTAAAAGCTTTTGAGTCTAATATGTTAACCGCAGGAGAATCAAAGTAATGTGGGAGTATCCACTTGTTACTTATTGGGGTAAACGTATTTATTATATAAAATTAATTAGGAGTGCATAATGGCATACGGCAAGAAAAAGACTACAGGTAAAAGAAAAAAGAAAATGATGGGTGGAGGAATGGTTAAAAAGAAGGGAATGATGAAGGGTGGCATGGTAAAGAAGTATACAAAGAGACGCAAGTAAGATGGCTTCTGCTAAAAAGACACAGCCTACCAAATGGAAACGTATTGTTGCTAGTGTTAAGGCAGGTAGCAAAGGCGGCCCAGCAGGTAAATGGTCAGCTCGTAAAGCACAATTAGCTACAGCTCGCTATAAAAAAGCAGGTGGAGGCTATAAGGGAGCTAAGTCTAGTAGTAATAAACTATCGAAGTGGTCTAAGCAAGACTGGGGATATGTTACAAAAGGTGACGAGAAGAAGCCCAAGAAGAAACGTGGACGTTATTTACCAAAGAAAGTACGTAAAAGTTTGACCGCATCCCAAAAAGCAGCTACCAATAAAAGAAAACGTGCAGCATCTGCTAAAGGTAAAAGCAAAGCAAAGTATTCTAAAGCGGTAGCACGGAAGGTAAGGAAAGCATAATGCCTAAGAAAAAAGATTCAAGACTAGCTAGGGCCGGTGTGAGTGGGTTCAATAAGCCTAAGCGTACACCAAGCCATCCAAAGAAAAGTCATATTGTAGTTGCCAAAGAAGGTGATAAGATTAAAACAATACGATTTGGACAGCAGGGAGCAAAAACAGCAGGAAAACCTAAAGCAGGAGAGTCCCGCAAGACTAAAATGAAACGTAAGTCGTTTAAAGCTAGACATAGAAAGAATATTGCTAAAGGTAAAATGAGCGCAGCTTATTGGGCTAATAGGGTCAAGTGGTAGATGCCGAATAAAAAAGCCAAAGAAAATAAGCGTAGAAAAAGAAAGCTAACACTTGAAAACAAAAAAAGAAAAAGAGAAGCTTCCAAAAGAAGAAAAGCAGCTAGACAATAGCCTGCAAACATTTAATGTAATACCCCCTGCATCAGAAATGTCAGAAAGGGATGAGGTATTAGCTAAATGTTATAATGATTTATTATTTTTTGGTAGGGCCTTCTTACCAAATGACTTCTTAAACAAAAGCGCCTCACCTCTTTGTCACTATCAAATATCTAAACGATTAATATCTACTAAGCCGGGCGAAAGACTGTGTATTATTTTGCCTAGAGGTTTTGGTAAATCAATACTATCCAAGACAGCAATCTTACATAAACTATGTTTTTCTGGTGCAGATGCTCAAAACTTTATTGCATGGGTTTCAGAGGAACAAGGACAATCTATTGACCACCTTAAATTTTTAAGATATCACTTAGAAACAAATAAGATGATTAAATATTACTTTGGTAATATGGATGGTGGCAGTGTCGGAAAGCGCTGGACAGAAAAAGACCTTGTAACCCCTAAAGGCGATAGAATTATTGCAAAAGGTACTAGCCAAAGGCTAAGAGGTCGTGCTGAAGTAGACGTACGATACACCGGTATTATCTTAGATGACTTTGAGTCAGAGTTAAATACCAAGACTCCTGATAGAAGGAATGATATAAAACGCTGGGTTGTGTCTACAATATACCCTGCATTAGAAGAATCACCCGGTAGAGAAGGTTGGATATGGCTCGCAGGTACGATTGTACACTTTGATAGCTTCTTACAAATGACCTATGACGGTTTTAGACAAGCCAAGAAGGATGATAGACACTATCCTTGGGATGTATATTTCCATAGTGCAATAGAAGATGGTAAGTCTATATGGCCTGAACAGTTCTCGTTAAAAAAATTAGGCTCTAAAAAGCAGGAGTTTATAGAAGCAGGATTGGTTAATAAGTTTGCACAAGAGTATATGAACGATGCTCGAGATATAACGAACGCTTCGTTTAAGATAGACAGGATTCAATACTACTCTGGCGATAGAAAAAAGATGAGTAACTTTAACTACCTCGCAGAAAAAGATGAGATGATACCCATAAATATTTACATTGGTGTTGACCTTGCAGCTACCGCATCAGATACTTCTGATTATCAGGTAATATTGGTTATGGGCATTGATGCTCGTAAGAATAGATATATACTAGAATACTTTAGAGAGCGCATACCTACATTCGATGTTCCTGCAAAGATTATTGAAATAGCTAAAAAGTATAGTCCTGTAAGGCGCGTAACCATTGAAACAGTAGCAGCACAAGAAATGGTACGAGATATGGTAACTCGTATGAGTGCCAATGAAAAAAGATTGATGCCCGGAATATTTAAAGGAGTTAAGCCTCCTTCAAGAATTAAAAAAGAAGATAGGTTAGAAACTACACTTGGACCTATTGTAAACTCTAAGAAGTTATATATTCGCAGAGAGATGACAGAAATCGTTGATGAGTTCTTTGAACATCCAAAACCTCGTAACGATGACTTAATGGATGCGTTGTACTATGCAGACTATTTTGCACGTCCACCCAAAAGCCAAGCCAGCACTAAAGACGAGTTTAAAGCGTCCAGCAAAAAACGTGGTACCTTCTCTAAACTTAAAAGATATAACTGGATGACAGGTGCCAGAACAAATTAAAATATTTATTTGCATTATATTATTTTATTAACTATATTAATAGACTGTGAAGAATATCTTCACTAACTGTTTATAAACATAAGGCTATAAATCCACATACTATATGGCTAATACAAGCAAGGGAAGATTCCCAAGTTACGGTCTCGTCAGAGGCCCATTACATTCAGAAGGAGGAGTTCCGGCTTCAGTTGCTAACGGTCCAGACGTTGAGCTAGAGGGCGGAGAGTACATTATACCAAAAGAGGCAGTACCTGATTACCTGCCCGTACTACAACAAATCACACAAGTAGGCAGAGATAGACAGCAAATGCAGAATGGCAATACTGCTATTGATGCGTTAATTGCCTCTGCCTCTATGCAAAACGGCATAGCCCAACCTAAATCACCCGTGTACCAAGAAGGTGGACAGGTGCAAAGTAGAAACTTAAAAGGTGCTCGTCTTATATCTCAGGACATAGGTAGGGATGATGATATGTTTACCGGGCAAGTTATTATGGCTATACCAGCTGACCAAGTTGGTGGAGAAGGGGGCATGAGGTACTATCTTTCTGACCCACAAAGGTCTGATAGTATGTCAATGCTATCCTCAAAGGGGCAGTTTGATGCAATGCAAAAAATGGCTTTTGCACCCCAAGACTCATTACCAGCTGATTTAGTTGAGGGATATTTTGATAGACAAAACAAAAAATCACCATTAGGTTTTCTAAAAAACTTAATTGGTAAAGAGCAAGGTGGTATGGTACAGTACGAAGAAGGTGGAGAGGTACACAGCCGTAGAATGTACAATCAAGGCACTGGTTTTAATAAAAAGAAATCAGACCTAGATGGAGATGGTAACATTTCTGAGTACGAACGCAAACGTGGTATGGCGATAGCCAAGTCTATGGGCAAAATGCAAGAAGGTGGGCAAGTTTACGCAGATAAAAAACCTATTCCTTACAGCGCAAAAAGAAAAGATATGTTGTATAATACTGGCAAAAGCGCGGAGCAACAAAGAGATATTATAGCGCAAAGATATATATACCCAACTGATGATGATATGATTTTTAGACCTTCAGCGGGGCCAGCTTCTGGTATAGGTGCTTTAAAAGGATATGGTTTAAACTTACTTTTAAACAGTTTAACCGGAGGTGCAACAGGTAGTTATAATGCACTTGCAGCAGGACTGGGAGCTGTAAGAGAGATTAGAAAAATGGGCAGTGATAAAACGCAAGTTAAGAGAATGGCAAAAGGTAAGCAGCCTTTTGACCCTGTTCATTTTGCTAAAGACTATGAAAGTGGAGATGTTTATTCTGCAACAAGAAAAGGATGGAGAAAGCTTAATCCTGAAACAGTGAGCAACATAGAAGAAAATTTTCCTGACTATATGAAAAATCTTGAAGCTTTTAATACTGGATTTAAATATAGGCAAGAACAGGGTGGCCCTATAAATAACTATCAAATGGGTGGCACGATAGGTATGCAAAGACCTATGAACCCTGCTATGAACTTTAGCCCTACGCAACAAAGAAATCCTAGAATGTATCAAGATGGTGGTCAAGTACAACCACGCAAACAACAAGAAATGCGTAACCCTAATACATTTATTGGCCCTCCAGTAAATCTTATGGGCCCCGGACTTAGTGACTATGAAAAAGCTGAAAGAAACTTTGAGGCTTTTATAGATTCTTTAAATAGGAGTCAAGACATAAATCCATTTACAGGTGAGCCTATAGATACCGACGCAGATATTAAAAGATTAAAAGAAAGAATGAGACAATCTAAAATACCTCGCTCTAATCAACGTATGCCAATGCAAGAAGGTGGGCAGGTAAATGTTAATAGTTTAATGGGCAAAACAGTAAGCGCTAAAGATTTAGGTTTGAAAAACCTAGGGGAAGTTACAAGCTTTCCTCCACAGTTTAATATGAGCCGTCCTGAGTTTGAGGCTATTTTAAATTACGGGAATAGGTCTGAGGGCGAAGGAATTTCACAAGAAGAACAAATGGCAAACTTTATGTCATTACTAGAAAATGAAAAAAGAGTAAGGCCTGTGTCTCCAGATAGATATATTGTAAAAGATGGAGTAATGAGTGAAACAGAAATGGATGTACCCAAGCTAACCTCTGCATATTTGAGTTCATTTGGCATTGCTACGCCGCTTTCAAGAAGACAAGGACAGATGTTACAAAGAAAAATGATAGCTCCTGAAACACTAAATCCACAAGTAAAAGGACTTTTAAATAGGGTTCTTGTTCAAAGACTTGCAGCAGAAGAAAATTAATGGTATTAGAAAAAGATAAACGAGCAGATTATAACCAAGAGCTTTATAGGCGATATAGAGATGCTAGGCAAACTTGGGATACTGAATCTCGCTACGATATAGATTTTTATCATGGTAATCACTATACTTCTGATGAGGTGGATGAGTTACAATCACGCAATCAAGCAGATGTTCCAATGGACAGAATTGGACCTGCTATCGAAAAATTTAAAGCAGTATTAACTTCACGTTCACCAGCCTTTACAATAACTCCCAGAGAAGATTCAGACGTAAAAGTTGCTTCGCTATGGAGAACTATTATGGGTTTTATATGGGGTCAATCAAATGGTGACTGGCAGTTAAAACAAGCAATACATGATTACGCAACCACAGGTATGGGTTACTTATATTGTTATATTGACCCCGAGTCAGACTTCGGTAGAGGCGATGTAAAGTTCACATATGTAAATCCTTTCAGGGTCTATGTTTCCCCTAATACACGCAACCGATGGTACGATGATGCTGAGAGCATTATCCTTTCTACTATACTTACAGGTGAACAGGTTACTAGCCTCTACCCAGAATTAGCAGAGCAAGAAAACGAAGAAACTGGCGAAATGGAAACTGGAATAATCCAAGACCTTGAAACATATCTTGAAGAAGATTATCCAGATGCTATGAATAGTAATAGTAAAAAAGTGTTTACTCCGGCAGAAACAAAAGATTTGGAGTATTACGAAAGAAACAAATATCAAATATTAGAAAGATTTTACAAGACAAAGGTTACTTTTTATCGCATAATAGATATGCAAAGTGGAGAAGAGACCGTACTTAGTGAGCCAGAGTATGCAGAGTTTGTTGAGAATAACAGAGAGCAAATAGAAGTTAATCAATATGAAGTAATACCTGTTAAGCAAACAAGAATTAAAGTATGTGCAAGTATTGGTCAAATAGTACTATATGAAACAATCCTTAACTCAGACCATTATCCAATTATACCTTTCCCAAATATATTTACAGAAACACCATATCCACAGTCAGATGTATCGCGTGCTAGACCAATGCAACGTCTTCTTAATAAGCTATGGTCACTTGCTGTTTCCCATGCTCAAGCATCTGGTGGGCTTAAACTGCTTGTACCGCTTGGAAGCGTAGAGGATTTAGGGCAACTAGAAAGAGATTGGGCTAACCCCAATGCAGTTATTGAAGTTGACTCAACACAAGGTGAACCACACTTTCCAGCGCCCCAACCATTAGCAGGTGAGTTTTACAGGTTAATACAGCAATGTGAGTTTTATATAGACTTTACATTTGGCCTGCCTGAAATGATGCACGGTTTTTCAGAAAAAGCTCCTGAGACAGTAGCCGGTACAGAGCGAATGATAGCGCTTGGAACTGAAAGGCCTAAGTCAAAGTTACGTGACTTAGAATTTAGTATTAATAGAGTTGGTCAAATACTGTACAATTTATCTAAAGGGCATTATACCTACAAAAAAATATTCAGATTGTTTAATGCTAATAATGATATAACAGAAGCAACTGTAAATATGTACGATGAAAAAATTGGTACGATGCTTGACATTAAAAAAGAAAGACATAATTTATCACAGCATGATATACGAATAGAACCGGGTTCTACTTTGCCAACAAATAAATGGGCAGAGCTTGGAGTGTATATGGAAGCGTTTCGTATGGGTATTGTTGATAGAACAGAAGTATTAAAAAAGAATCCAGAGATATTTGACAAGGAGAGTATTATGCGACGCACTGAAGAAAAAGCATTATTACAGAGACAAATACAGGCAATGGAAGAACAAATAAAGAATTTGGAGGGAGACCTCCAGACTGCCCAAAGGGAGTCTGTTAGCGACAGAAAACGTGTCGAGGTTGAGAAATTTAAATCTCGACTACAAGATGTTGCTTCAGACGCCAAAGCTGATAGGAGAGTTCAATTAAACAACCTACAAACAAAGGTGAAGCTCGAAGCCGAGAAATTAGCAAATGTTAGAAAAGATGCTAGTTCTGCTCCGGAAGCGTAGAGACATCTATTAAGGAAATACAATGGACAATACACAGACAGAGGCCATGCAAACCGCTGATGGTTTAGCAAACAAAGGTAACGATATAGTATCAGAAGTAAGAGAAGAAACCAATGCAGCTTACGACAACGAGTTAGGTGGAGTAGAAGCGCAACTACAAGTTGACGCTATAGATGAAGTAGATTATTCTGCTCCCGAACAAAATGTTGAAAGCGAAACGGTCCCATTAAATGAGTGGGAGGTAGAAGCTAAGAAATTTCAGTCAATGTACGATAAGTCACAGTCTGAAGTTGATAAGCTTAAAAGACTAGAGCCACTAGGTGAGCTATTAGAAAACCGACCAGACCTCGTTAATGTCTTACAGGAAAATATGAATCAACCTGCACAACCACAGCAAGTCAATCAAGAAGGTTTAAAACCAGAAGATTTTAACCCTTGGGATGCGTTTTACAGTCCAGAGTCACCATCTTTTAAGTTCAGGCTAAATCAAGAGATGCAGCTTGCCAAAGATGTAGTAGACAATGCGATGGCGCAACAAAAACAACAAATGCAAGAGGAGATAACATACAACAATACTGTTAATGAGTTACGTAATACCTACAAATTTTCGAACAATGATGTTCAAGAGTTTATGGGATTTGTTACACAACCTAAAGAGTCTGTTGGATTATCGAATCTGGTGAAGCTATTTCGGGACGTTAAAAATAAAGGAAACGGACCTGAGACTGCTCAAGCTGTACGACAAGCTCAAGAACAGCCTAGAACGGCTGGTGTACTTCAAGGTGGAGCTCCTAGTTCCCCTAAATCTGGAGTAGACAAAGCTTGGGAAGGTGTCGTAAAAGCGGGAAGTCGAAATAGCGTACTTTAATTAACTAATTCATGGAAGGAATTATATAATGTCAACATATAATAATCCTCATCCTTTGAAGGTTGGAGACCCCGGTGCAGTAATAGACAGCACGATTCCTTCGAGGCGACTGTTTAACTTTAGTGATAGAGTAGCAGACCTCGCTCCAGAAGAATCACCGTTTTTTGTTTATTTGTCCAAGGTAGCCAAAGTTCCAACGGATGACCCTCAGTTCAGATGGCTGAAAGATAGAAACAAGATTGATATGACTGATAGAAGTTTTCGTCTTGCAGCTGCTCACACTGTTCCTGCTGCTGGTAGTACACTTACCTACACAGTAGAAACAGATGGTGCGGCATCAGTAGACTTTTTAATCAAAGGCATGGTATTTGCTGTTGGTGAAACAAACGCATCAACCAAAGAACCAGAAACAGCGATTGTACGCATTGAAAGCTCACCAGTTGATTCTGGTAGCGCAACAACCTTTACAGGTCGTACTATTTCTGCTGCAACAGGTTCAACTACCGGTGCTGCTGACCAAACATTGTGTACTGTTATTGGAAGTGCTTTTGAAGAAGGTTCAGGTTCTCCTGACTCATTTTCTCGCGAACTCGACAATGGTATTGGGTATACACAAATATTCAAAACATCTTGCGAATTAACTAATTCAGCAAGAGCTACTGTTTATCGCGGTTACGCTAGTGAGTTTGATAGAATTTGGAATCTAAAACTCAGAGAACATAAAGTAGATATCGAAAGAGCTATGCTCTTCGGTCAAGGCGGAAGTGTTAATGGTATTGGATACTCAGACGGTATTGTAGGAAGTATTGTGAAAAACTCACAGTCTCAGATTAAAGATAACGCACAGTTATCATACACTGAAGACAAAGGTTACTTCTCAACAAGAGCTGATGACCAGTTCACATATGACGCTTTACTTGCTGACTTAGAAGTTGTATTTGACCCTGCTCGCGGTGGTTCAGGTGCAAAACTTGCTCTATGTTCAATGCCAGTTATTACTTTCTTTAACAAGCTAGCAAGTTCTTCAACATTCTTATCTAGTGCATACTCTGCTGCACATCCTTTGATGGCGCAAGAAAGCGGAAGCTATGGGCATAAAGTTATGAAGGTTGAAACCATTCACGGTGATTTAACTCTAGTTAAAGAGCCATTATTCAGAGGCTTTGCAGCTGGATTCATGTGCATGGTAGACTTAGACCAAGTTGCTTATAGACCTCTAGTTGGTAACGGCGTAAACAGAGACACGCATATTATGACAAACGTACAAAGTGCAGATGAAGATTTGCGTAAAGACATGGTTCTTACAGAAGCTGGTCTTGAAGTATCTCTACCTGAAGCACACGCTTTGTTTAACTTCGAATCTGCTTACACAGCACCTTAATATAGGAGGTAATGAATAATGAGAGCGGCAACAAGAGAAAAGAACAGTGGTAAAGGCGGATTTCTACAAAAGATAGAACCTATTACCGTAGCACGTACCCTAACAGAAGCTGACAGTGGAAAAGTTTTCATGCTCAGTTCTGCTGATGGTGCATACAGCATTACACTTCCAACAGCTGCAACTGGCGTTGATGGATGTCACTACAAGTTTATTGTAGAAGAAGAGACACCAACTGGCGCTATTACAATCGCTGCTGGCAGTGCTATTGTTAGTATGGTAATGAAAGATGCAGGCGGAAATGCTTCAAACTCTACAATAGGTACTCAGGTATCTAATGTTATAGTTGGTACTTCAGCACAAAAAGGTGATTACATTAATATAATGTTTACCGGTGGTGAATACGTAGCAGAATGTATGTCTGGAATAGATGACGCAGTTACTACTTCATAGTCTGAATATATAAAGACAACAGATTGGATTTCTGTGGGGCTATTCGTATAAAGGTTTAGCCCCGAAAATCCATAGAATAAAAATTAAAGAGGAATAGAATGGCCGATTATAGCAACGTAAAAGTCAAAGTGTTTATACACGCAGGAAATCCCGGTATTGAAACTGGAGCTGTAGGAACAATGGCTAGAGACATAAAAGATTTTATTGAGTCATTAGATTCTACAAATAATAAAGTTTTATCTATTACACACGCTACCTTAGCAGGTGATAGAGTAATGACGCTTGTTGTTGGTGGAGCATAATGACTTGTCAGCATTGCGAAGCTGACAATAAGGGTAGATGGTTTTACTGTCGTTCTTGTGGAAAAAGAGCAAGTAAACCATTATATAACCCTAGTGTAATAGTTAGAGATTCTAACTTTGCAACTGCAATCCGTAAGGATTTAATTAATTTTAAAGAGACAACTATTGGTGATGATATCAAATCAAAAGGTGGTGTATTAGATGGCAACATTTAGTGCTCAAATAGTAGACTTAGTAGGGGCGTTTAGTGACGAGACTGCTTTAGATTCTTTTATTACAGAGGGAGCTAATGAGGTTATCAATGCTATGCCTCGCTCTGTAATGGAAAGAGTAGCGGATGAAGTCTCAGTTTCTGATGGTAGCACTTCATCTGAAACTCATAAAATACTTTACGTTCTTTTAGATGACCAGCCTTGTAGACGTGTTCCAGCATACAAAAGAGGTAGGGTTCAAGACTCTTCTGACATGGAATTTGCTACTGCATCAGACCCAGCTTATTATATACAAGATGGGAAAATAAATGTTTTTCCTAATAGCGGAACTATTAAAATGGTTGGAGTACCAGTTTACAATCAAGGGTCTCCTTTAAATGCTGATGGTATATCTACTATTACAAACTTTCCAGATGAGTATGAATACTTAGTTACTTTATATGCTGCAATAAAAGCATTACAGCAAAACCTTTCTGGATTAGTAGAAGCAGATTTTAGCATTTCAGCATCAGCACCTAGCGCCCCAAGTTTAGCGACTTTATCTGGTGGTAGTGTTTCTCCTATAACAGTAGCTTCTGTAAGCAAAGCAGATATTAGTGGAGACGTTCCAGCATATACAAAACCATCAAGCTCTGTTGATTTTGGAACTTTATCGAGCTCTGATAGTTCGGCTGGCACAGAAGCAAACTTAGGATTTGATGATTTTATCAACAGTGAAGACGTTGAGATGGCTAGTATATCTCTTCAAAAACAACAAGAATTATTACGTGCGTATCAATTAGATATACAAAATGAATTGAATGAGTACAATAAAGAAAACGCTAGGTATCAAGCTAATGTACAAGCAGAGTTGGCAAAACATAATAGCGACCTACAAAAAGCATTAAGACAAGCTCAATTAGATGGTTCAGATGCACAACAAGAGTCTGCACAAACCTTGCAAGCAGCTATACAAAATAATGATGATTTAGTGCAAAAGTTTTTAGCAGAATTAAATAAATATACAGCACAAGTAAATAGCGAAGTTCAAACATATTCTCAAAATGTTGCAAACAATTCACAAAAATTTCAACATACAGTGGCTCAACAAAGTAAGCTGCAAGCTGATTACGATAAGGGCATACAAGTTATGAGGGCTGGATAATGGCATTTACTAACGTAACATTAAACACAAGCCCTAGCATGACATTGGTTTCGCTTAACACTTCTCCCAGTTCTACTCTAGTAGCTTTGAACACATCACCATCATCTACTCTAGTTGCTTTGAATACTAACCCAAGCTCTACGCTTGTTTCTTTAAATACAGCACCTAGTTTTAATTTACTTGGTTCATGGAAAACAATAGACAGTAATTGGGAAGATGAAACAAAGAACTATGAGCAAATAGGATTGCTTGGAAAGGATTCTGATTAATGGCTGTACATTCATTAACTGTTAAAAAAATTATATCAAGAGTAAGACAAGCTTTTCCAAACGCCCCTGAAGCGTATATTATGAATTTGATTAATGAAGCTATTGTAGAAATGGGAAAGTATAATACGAAAGTAGAATACGCTAAAACATCTACGGTAGCAGACCAGCAATGGTATACACTAAGTGATACTAATTCTGGTGTAGAAATAAACAAAGTGTTTAGGGTTGATTTTATGGATTCCAAAGGAGTCTATGTAAAGATACCAAGACTTTTAGAAAACGAAATACCAACAATGGATATAGACTAATGGCAAGCACATACAATTACCCTGAAGATTATATAGCATGGTTTATTAAAGGGAATCATTTAGGCCTAGTTACTTTAAAAGGAAATACGGAAGGTTCGTATCATAGTAAGTACGGGCAGTATAAACCTATTAACGAAGCAGTAACAAACGGATTGCTACTTCATTACTACGCAGAGCCAAATGCAGTATCTGCAATTACGGATATACCCGATGTGGATAATGTATTTCATAGTGCCATTGTAGATTATGTAAAAGCTAGATTATATCAAGACAAAGCGGGTACGACAAGTGATGGAAATGCTGCTAGTGTAAGTTTAAATTTAGCAAATATACATGAAGGCAAATACAATGAGTCAGTTAAAAGAAACGGTATGCAAAAACGAGACAAAACAGGTGGCCCAAGAAGAGTCTTGATGGCTGACTTTACGTAAAAGGATTTAATATGGCAGATGTAAGAAAATATCAAACCAATGAAGTTTTAAATAAAGTTTTAAACTCAGGTGAAGATGCGTTAAATGTAGATATAGATAACGTAACTTTAACTACTGAAGGTGGCGATGTTGCTATAGACGTTGCTTTAGATAAAGCTAATGACAGTGTAACTATATACGCTAATACAGCAGCCGATGGGTCTGGTACAAGTACCGTTCCTCTAGTTGATGCAGCTGGACATACGCAAGTAGACATAGTATCATCTGCTTTACCTTCTGGTGGAGCAACAGCAGCAAATCAAGCTACTATTATTGGACACGTAGACGGAGTAGAAACTTTAATCA